TGGTCGTCCGAAGGCGCAGATTCTTTTTAGCGTGAGAAAATGAGAACCGATCAGATGGTTTTCAACTGTCTAATATGGTTTTAGTGATTTTCATTGCTTGTGCCAGAGGAAATTGGGAAGGAATTATCTATTCACATGGCTCAAAGAATAGAGCTGTGGCCAATAGATAGGCTCAAGCCATACGAGAAGAATGCAAGAACACATGACAAGGAGCAAGTTTCACAGATAGCAAATTCAATCGTTGAGTTTGGTTTTACAAACCCAATTCTGGTTGATAGCAGCGATGGAATTATTGCTGGTCATGGTCGTCTCTGTGCTGCGCAGCAATTAGATTTATCTACAGTCCCAGTGGTAGTTCTTGATCACCTAAGTGAGAGACAGAGAAGGGCTTATGTTTTGGCTGATAACCAACTTGCTCTTAATGCTGGTTGGGATATGGAGCTATTACGCAGTGAGGTTAAGGATTTAGTTGTTGATGATTTTGATATAAGCCTGCTTGGGTTTAGTGACGAAGAGTTATCGGATTTGATGCCGGAGGAGTTGGACCCTGCTTATGAGGGTGAAGCGGAAGAGATACCTGAACCACCTGAAGATCCGATTACTAAGCCTGGTGATTTATGGATATTGGGAGAGCATCGACTTCTTTGTGGTGACTCAACAAGTATTGAACAGTTGGAAAGATTGATGGATGGGAAGCAGGCAGATCTTTGGCTTACTGATCCTCCTTACAACGTGGCTTACGAAGGTAAAACAAAAGACAAGTTGATAATTGAAAACGACTCAATGAACGCTCAGGATTTCAGGCAGTTTCTTGTTGATGTTTATACGGCGGCTGATGCTGTAATGAAACCCGGCGCTCCTTTTTATATTTGGCATGCCGATTCTGAAGGATTTAATTTCCGTGGTGCAGCAGATGAGATGGGTTGGAGGGTAAGGCAGTGCTTGATTTGGTTAAAGCAAACTATGGTTATGGGTCGGCAAGATTATCACTGGAAACATGAGCCTTGTTTATATGGCTGGAAGGAAGGCGCTGCTCATACATGGAATACTGATCGAAAACAAACAACAGTTCTTGAGTTTGACAGGCCAAGTAGAAACAAAGAACATCCAACGATGAAGCCTGTCGATCTATTCCAATATCAGATGTGTAATTCCTCCGTTCAGGGTGCAGTTGTTTTAGATTCTTTTGGTGGATCAGGAACGACAATTATTGCGGCAGAAAGAGCAAGACGTAAAGCTTGCTTAATGGAACTAGATCCACGCTATTGCGACGTAATTGTAAAAAGATGGGAGGAATATACGTCTAAAACAGCTATTTGTAAGCCATCTACTGAACCAATGGAGGTGATAGCAGCATGACATTAAAAGAGTACGCAGCTAAATGTGATGTTGCTTATACGACTCTGATTCGTTGGGCTGCGGCAGGAAGGTTGCCGAGTTTACGCAAACATGGCCGAACATACATGATTACTGACAAAGCAGCGTTAGATAGAGAGATTGCTGGAACAAGATCACCTGACAGAGGTGGGCAAGGTGGCGCTCCAAATTTAGATGAAAACCTACGAAGGCAAGAGGCTGATAATAAGGCTGTTCCATCATTTGCTAGGAGTCGAGCTATAAGAGAAGCTTTCTCTGCGAGATTATGTGAATTGGAATACCGCGAAAAAAGCGCCAAGTTAGTTGACAAAGCAGATTTAAGATTAAAGCTTGCAAAAATGCACATGGGTTTGCGTGATTCGTTAAAGGCAATCCCTGATCGAGTAGCTCCAATATTGGCGGCTGAGACGGAGCAAGCGAAGGTTCACACATTGTTACTTAATGAAATCTCAGGTGTATTGGAGGATTTAAGTGTCAGCTCTTATTGATCAGCTACTAGAAGAGAGCCTTGAATCTCTACGTTTTGAAAAAGCTTTAACTGTAAGTGAGTGGTCCGATAAATACAGACGACTTTCAAGTCGCGCCGCATCAGAACCCGGACCTTGGCGCACGAGCAGAACTCCTTATCTCCAGGGAATAATGGATGCTTTGAGTTCTAACGACCCAACGCAAAGAGTCGTCTTTATGAAAGGCGCACAACTTGGAGCTACGGAATGCGGATCGAACTGGCTTGGCTACATAGTGGATCACGCACCTTCTAGCTGCCTCGTGGTCCAACCAACTGTAGAAATGGCTAAGAGGCTTTCTAAGCAAAGGCTTCAAACGATGATCGAGGAGACTCCAAGGCTCAGAGAAAAGATTGCTGCTTCTAGATCTAGAGATTCTGGTAATACTTTATTTTCCAAAGAATTTGTCGGAGGCATGATGCTCCTTACAGGAGCCAACTCGGCAGTTGGGCTTCGTTCGACTCCTTGTAAATATATTTTTCTTGATGAGGTGGATGCTTTTCCAGCTGATGTCGAGGGAGAAGGAGACCCATGCACATTGGCAGAACGCAGAACGACAACCTTTGCAAGAAGAAAAATATTTATGGCAAGCACGCCGACCATAAAGGACTATTCAAGGATTGAGACTGAGTACTTGCTCAGTGACCAACGCAGATTTCACGTTGCTTGTCCTTTTTGTGGTGTTTTCGATTGGTTGAAATGGCCGCAGCTAAAAATGGAAGATGAGAAACCTTCCACTGTTAAATATGAATGCGAACATTGCAAAGAGCGCTTTGGTGAAGAGCACAAAACAGATCTTTTAAGTAATGGGAGGTGGATAGCTACGGCAGAGGGTGATGGGAAAACTGCAGGCTTCCACCTCTCTTCTTTATACAGTCCATTGGGTTGGAAGTCATGGGAAGAAATATGTGAGGACTTTTTAAAAAGCAAACATGACGCACCCAAGTTAAAAGTATGGGTGAACACGATTCTTGGTGAGACATGGGAGGAAGATTATGCCTCCAAGATTTCAGCTAATGCTTTGATGGAGCGTTGCGAACATTACGAACCAGGGGTGATGCCGGAGGGAAGTTTAGCTTTGACTGTTGGGGTCGATGTGCAAGATAATCGACTCGCAATTTCTGCCTTTGCATGGCGTGGTCCTTCTGATTCAGAGGAGGGATGGTTGATATACCATCAAGAGATTTATGGAGACCCAGGCAGGCCGGAACTCTGGAAGCAACTCGATGAAATCGTATTAAGGGAGTGGCCTCATGCTTCCGGCGTGAAATTAAGGCCCGATATGATAGCTGTCGATTCTGGTGGACACTTCACTTCTGAGGTTTACCAGTACGCAAGGGAAAGAGGAAGGCAGGGAGTAATTGCTATTAAAGGTCAATCTCAGAGAAATAAACCAGCAATAGGACGGGCATCAAAAGTAGATATTAATTACAAAGGAAAAGCTCTTAAAGGTGGTGCTTTGGTTTATCCCGTAGGCAGTGACACCATCAAAACGACTTTATTCTCGCGGTTAAAACATAACGAACCTGGGCCAGGGTATTTGCACTTTCACATGTCAACGACTAATGAATACTTCGAACAGCTGACTGCAGAAAAACAGGTGATGAGACATAACCGAGGAGGCTTTGCTCATAGGGAATGGGTGAAAAAACCAAACGCTAGAAACGAAAGCTTAGACACGCTTGTTTATTCTTATGCAGCATTAAATTGCCTATATATGCGTTATGACCGCAGAACTATATGGCAGCAATTTGAAGAACGACTAAAAGAAGCTGCTAACCCTACGAATAAAAAACCTCTAAAATCAAAGCAATCCCCTAAACAGGGTTTTGTTCATAGTTGGTAAGTTTTTAAAATGGCTTGGTCCTCAGATATACCGTCAGAGTTTCCAGCAGGGACGACAATCACATGGAGAGATCCATCGGCAATTGTTCCTTTTGATCAAACAGCAACTAGTACTGATTGGACTCTGACTTATTACCTTAGAAGTTCAGTTTCTGGTGCTCATACAATTGTGGGTAGCGCTCACAATAGTGGATGGGAATTAGTTGTTTCAGCAGCCGATAGCGCAGGCTTTAACGAGGGGAGATGGGCATGGGAAGCGATATTAAGTAAAGGAAGTGATAAATATAAAATCGGATCTGGTGATGTCGAAGTAAAACAAACGCTCAGTTATACCGGAACAGTTGGAGTTATTGAAACTCGAACGCAGAATGAAATTGATCGAGATAATATCGCCATTGCATTAAGGAAATTCAATGACGGGGTTCAAGAATACACAATCGGGAATCGAACATTTAAGCGTGTTCATATGAATGACTTAAGGGTTCGATTGGCTGAATTAAAAGCTGTTTGCAATAGAGATAAACAAGCACAATTACAAAAACAGGGTCTCGGCAACCCTAGAAATCTCGCTGTTCGCTTCTAATGGGAATTATTAATGCTTGGAAAGGCTTATTTACTTCTGAGATAGAAAAGCCTGCACTCTTAAATCCACCAAGAAGACGTAACTATGCAGGAGCAAATTCTTCTCGTTTAACTTTCAGTTGGCTTGCTGCTGGTACAAGTGCTGATAGTGAGATTAAATCCAGCAACAAAAAACTTCGACAAAGATCTCGTCAAGTTTGCAGGGATAACGTATATGCTCGCCAAGCACAAAGGTCAATCGTTCAGAACGTAATAGGAACTGGTGTTCGTATTCAGTGCGATGTAAGAAAATTAAGGGGAGGGAAATTAGACACTAAAGTAAATGACGCTATTGAAAAAGCTTGGAAGGATTGGTGTCGCCATGATTCCTGTTCTGCTAATGGGCGTGATTCTTTAAACGATATAAGTCGTCTAATAGTTAAATCGCTATTTGAAAGTGGAGAAGTTTTTGTTCGTTGTATTAAAAAACCTTTTGGTCGAAGCACGACCCCCTTTGGAATTGAGCTTTTAGAAAGCGATCAGCTGGATGACGAATATACAGGCTCACTTCTATCTAAAAAAAATGTATGGAGGATGGGTATAGAGAGGGATGAGTTTCAAAGGGCTAAAAGATATGCATTTTTCAAACAGCATCCTGGGGACAGTCCTTTCCCTGTTCCTCAAGGTCAAACGCAGCACATGATTTTGCCTGCTGACGAGATTTTGCATTTATTTATTGCCGATAGACCTGGCCAAACAAGAGGTGTTAGTTGGTTAGCAAGCGCACTGCAAGATCTTCACCACTTGGCGGGATTTCAGGAAGCCAGCGTTATCAGGGCAAGAGCCGCATCGAGTATTCAAGGATTTATTAGTAGTCCAGAAGGCGAACTAGTAGGTGAGGATGTTTACGACGATGAACGAGTGACAGACTTTCAGCCAGGAGTCTGGAAATATCTCGCTCCAGGGGAGTCGGTACATGTTCCACAGATGGATGCGCCTAATGGTGAATTTGAACCGTTCCTTCGCGCAATGCTGCGTGCGTTAGCGAGTGGATGCGGAGTTTCGTATGAAAGTGTGAGTCGTGACTTCAGCCAAACCAACTATTCGTCGTCAAGATTAAGCCTTATAGAAGATCGCGATCATTACAGAACAATCCAAGGTTTCTTACAAGAACGTTTTTATCAACCAATCTTTGATAATTGGCTCGAATTAGCTGTTTTAAGCGGTAATTTAGAGTTAGGAAGCTTTGAAGCAGAACCAGAAAGATTTAAAAAAGTTAGATGGCTTTTTAGAGGTTGGGCATTCGTCGATCCTCAAAAGGAAATTGCTGCTGCAAGAGATGCAGTAAAGGCTGGATTTAAAACACAGGCACAGGTGATAAGCGAAATGGGAAGCATGGATATTGAGGAACTAATGACTGCAAGAAAGGTAGAGGTTGATCAAGCAGAGCAGTTGAAATTGGTCTTTGATAGTAATCCTGATATCCCTGCGCAAAACGGAGTTGTTAAAGTAGAAGAGAAAACTAAACCTAAAATCAATGGAGGCTCGTGATGTAGAAGAGAAACTTGAAATTCGCGCTGAACCAAAATCGGTCAAATTCAAGATCGATAAAGAGGCACGAACTGTAGAGTTTCCCTTTTCCTCGGAACTAGGAGTTGATCGTGGTTATCTAGGAATTGAAGTCCTAGACCATCGCGAGAGTTCCGTAGACCTGACTCGCTTAAAGGATGCGGCTCCTTTGTTGTTTAATCACGACAGAGATAAACCCATCGGAGTAGTCGAATCAGCATATTTAAAAGATAAGCGTGGCTATGTGAAAGTTCGCTTTTCTGATAATCCATTTCCTTCAGAAGTTTTCAATGATGTCCAGCAAGGCATACTGAGAGGTGTTTCTACTGGGTATTCAATAAGAAAAACTGAAGAAGATGGCGAGAACCAATACAGAGCCGTTGACTGGTGTCCGCACGAGGTCAGCATCTGCAGTCTGGCTGCAGACCCCTCTGTTGGAATAGGCCGATCTGCTAAGCCTACGTCTGACACGGATAAATCATCTAATATGGCTAAAGAGCGTTCAAGTAACGCTGACGCGACAACTGTCGCACCACCTTGTCCTCCTATAGAAACAAAAGTAGAAATGTCTACCACTCCCGATCTCGAAGTGGTGCGTGCTGAAGCAGAGAAATCTGTACTTAGCAAAGAGCGCGCCAGAGTTGCATCTATTCGTGAATTATGTGCGACACATGGTCTTCCAGAGCTTGCAAAAGCAGCAGAAGATAGCGGCATGAGTATTGAAGAAACTCGTGCAAAGGCATTAGATGCTATTTCTAAAAAGCCTGTTGAATCTGTTGCTCCTGTAGAGCTAAATGAAAAAGAGCAGTGTGCTTATAAGGTTTCTGCTGGTATCCGTTCTCTTTTAACTGGCGATTGGTCAAGTAGAGAAGCGGGTTATGTTCGCGAGCTATCTCGTGAAGTAGAAAGTAAAGGTCACAAGCGTTCAACAGAAAAAAGCTTCTTTGTACCTTTCACAGCGCTTTCAGAAAGAGCTACATACGTGGCCGGAACTGCGAATGTTGGAGGCAATTTAATTGCCACTGATCTTTTGGCTGGCGATTTCATTGAGGCTTTAAGGAATCAGTCTGTAATGCTTCAGGCTGGTGTAAAGACAATGAATGGTTTAGTTGGAGATGTCGCTATCCCAAGACGCAGCGGAGTTGGATCAACTTATTGGCTCGCAAATGACACAACGGCGATCACATTTTCAAACAGTACGTTTGATCAAATCTCGCTTTCTCCTAAAAACCTAGCAGCAATTCAAAAGCACTCTAGGCAGGTTCTTCTACAGGGTACTCCTGGAATTGAAGAGCTTATTAGGTCAGATTTGCGTGATGGTCTACAGCTAGAAATGGATCGCGCGATCCTTGCAGGATCTGGCTCGTCAGGTCAGCCCACGGGCATCATGAATACTTCTGGTATTAATTCAGTTGCTATTGGTACTAATGGAGGTGCTGCCACATTAGAGAAAATCGTCGATCTAGAAACAGCCGTCATGGAAGATAACGGTGCTGTAAATCCAAATGCAGTGCGTTATTTAACCAATTATAAAGTGATGGGAGCACTCAAGAAATTGAGAGCCGGAGGATCTGCAGCAGGTGATGGTGCATTCCTTTATAACTCTGATCTTTCAGCGATTGGTCGTGGTGGTACTCCAGCTGTTCTTAATGGCTATGGTGTTCTTCCATCAAATCAAGTCCCATCAAATCTAACTAAAGGATCTAGTTCAGGCGTTTGTTCTGCGATTGTCTTTGGAGACTTCTCTCAGTGCATTATGGGCACATGGGGCGGCGGTTTAGAAATAACTGTCGGTGAGGATGCTGATGACTTCAGCAAGGCTCTTACTTCAATCCGTGGAATCTTAACCATGGACGTAGCGGTAAGAAATCCAGTCTCATTCGGTACTATTGCCGACATCACTACTTAATATCGATTAGGGGTCGGCAACGGCCCCTTCTTTTTTATGAAAGTTTTAATTACTAAAACCTGCTCTGCAGATGGTCAGCATTTAGAAAGCGGTCAAACTTTTGACGTTTCTGATGGAGCTGCTAAAGACTTAATTAAATTTGGTCGTGCAAAGGAAGCAATAGAAATTCCTGAACCAGCGCCAAAGCCAAAAACCAAGAAAAAGGTAGAAACAGCAGATGTCCCTGAGTGATGATTTAGATGTTTTCTTTAGTGATTCGTCTGCAGTAAGTGCGACGAGTGGAAATTCAAATGGGTTAGGCCATTTAGATCAACCCACAAATATTGCTGTTGGAGATCAGGTTTTATATATCGATTATGCTTTCAGGTGCAAAACCAGTGATTTTGGAACTTTAAAAAGTGGTGATGAGATCACTATAAATTCTGTGGCTTATACGGTACGAATGGCAGATCAAGAAGATGATGGCCTGATTACAGTTTTATCCGTACAAAAAACATGACAACAAGAAGAGAGAATATTTTAGATGCTGTTAAGGCTGCCCTTGCTGGCACAACTTCTGTAGGCACTAAAATCTACAGGTCACGTGTGACAGCAGTAAGCAGGGCTGAAAGTCCTTGTTTGCTTATTTCTTGGTCAAACGATACGGCAACTCAAACCACATCCCTAGCGACTCTTGATTGGTCTTTAGACGTACAAGTAGCTGTGATTGTCAGAGGAACTACTCCTGATGAGATAGCTGATCCGATAGTAGAGAGTCTTCATACGAAATTAATGACAGATTCAACTCTTGGGGGCTATTTAATGGATATTATTCCCACTGGATGTACGAATGAGAATTTCGATGCTGACCAGGCGGGCGGCGTTGTAACTTGTTCGTATCAATTAAAATATCGGACTTTAAATAATAATTTGGCTTCGGCTTAGTCTCGAATTTTTAAAATAGTTAATATGTAGTCATAGTAATTTGATTCTGTAGATGGCTGTTTTAAAGACTAAAGAGACGCTGATAGCGGCAAAAAAAGAAAGTTCTTATGCGTCGGCAGCAACCTTGGCAGGGACTGATGCTGTTTTAGCAACTGAAGTTTCTATTGAGCCTGTAGCTGCTAATGCTTTAGATCGAAACACGATCGACGGAAAGTTCGGCTCTAGACCCTTTATTCAAACGAATACTCATGTCAGTTTAAATCTAACGGTCGAAGCAACGCCATCAGGCACAGCCGGACAATCGCCAGATTACAAAGATCTTTTACTTGGGTGTGGCCTAATAGAAACATCTACTGCAAGTCAAAACGTATTTTCTCCAGAGACGAATTTAGAAACGGCTGATAGTTTGACAATTGGGGTTTATATAGATGGCTCACTCCACAAATTGACAGGGGCAAGAGGAAGTTTTACATACCAAATCGAGGCAGCCGATACACCTAAATTTGTATTTAATTTTCTAGGTTTATATAACGCCCCAACAGCAACAGCAATATTAACTCCAACTTATGCTCAACTAGCTCCAAAGGTTGCCAACAGCACAAATACAACAGCATTCCAACTCCATTCGTATGCGGGTTCAATGCAGTCATTTAGTTTTGAGCAAAATAATAATCTTTACTATTCTGAATTAGTAGGAAGTTCAAAACAGGTAAGGGTGACAGATCGCGCAAGCTCTGGAAGTGTCAGTATTGAATCGGTTGGATTAGGAACAAAGAACTTTTATGAAATTGTTAATTCAACAGCGACAGGAAATTTAACTCATCAACACGGGCAAACAGGAGGTAATAAGATCACGTTTACAGCTGGACAAACACAATTAGAGACTGTTGCCCAGGGAGAGAACGAAGGTTATCAAATGTTGGATGTTGGATATCGTGCGTTACCTAACAGCGGCAACGATGAGTTTGAATTGAAGTTCCATTGATATTGCTTTTATCAAGTTAGGGGTTTACCCTGCTAATTAGACGTATTAAATGAATGGGATTAAGGCTAAATCAATCGGGGACATATAAATGGCCTGTAACTGTTCAGATACCAATCGATGGTGGTAAATATGAGAAGACAAAGTTTGATGCTGAATTTAAGCGCTTAACTGAAACACGTATTTTAGAAATCAATGAATTAATCACCAAAGGAAAACTTGTTGCAGTTGATTTATGCAAAGAGGTTCTTGTTGGTTGGGAGGGGATAGAAGATGACGACGGCAATGAGGAGGCATTTTCAGAAACTAATAAAAAGAAGTTGCTAAATGTACCAAGGGTTGCACAGTTTATATCAGAGGCTTTTTATGCATCAATAGAGGGAGCTAAAAGAAAAAACTAACTGACTGTGTTGATTATATTTTTAAAAATAGTAAAAACAATCAAAGTGAATTAGAAGCAGCAGCTAAAGCTTTCGGTGTCATTTTACCTGAAAAAAAAGACAAGGATTTTTTATTATGGCCAGAGCATGAGGACGTATTGGATTTATTTATGCGTTGTCAAACTCAATGGAGGGTTGGCGGTCTAGGGCAAGTGACAGGTTTTTGCTATGAGTCGGTAATAGCTTTGGCTAATATTTACAAGTATGATGACCTCAAGACGGTGCTTGAAGATTTACAGGTAATGGAAATCCGAGCAATTGAAATCATGAATAAGGAGCAGAAATAATGGCAGCTAAGTTTTCAATGCTTCTGTCGGTTAAGACGATAGGAAAGCAAGCAATTAATAGACTCGGCAACTCGATGCAGGGTTTGGCTGGACGGGTTAAGAATGTACGTTTAACTGTTGATGGATTAGCGAAATCTTATGCGGCGTTAAGGATTGTTCAGAATGCTTTAAATGTCACTGTTCAAAGAGCCGAGTCAGAAAGAAGATTAAAATTACTTTCACAAGGGTTTGATGATTTAGCAAGCGTTCAAAATGCTGCATCTTTAGCGGCTAATAAATTTGGATTAAGTCAAACACAAGCGAATAAAGAATTTGCACAAATTTATGCACGTTTAAGACCGATAGGATTGCAATTAAAAGAAATAAGAACTGTTTATGAAGGATTTAATACGGCAGCGAAATTAAGCGGAACATCTGCAGCAGAAGCTTCTGGAGCGTTCTTACAGTTATCACAGGCATTAGGAACAGGCGTTTTAAGAGGAGAAGAATTTAATAGCATCTTTGAGCAAACACCTGCAATTATTCAAGCGATAGCTTTAGAGATGGGTGTTCCTGTTGGTCAGATGAGAGATCTTGCGAAAGAAGGCAAGGTCACAATTGATTATATTTTGCCTGCGTTAGAACGACTGCGAACGGAGGGAGCCGATAAATTAACGGAAGCAATGAAAGGGCCTGCACAACAATTTAGAAATTTAAAAATTGCAGTCGAGGAATTACAGATTGCCGCAATAGAGGACAACTTAACAACAATTACCGACGGGGTTAATGCTCTAACTGGAAGCGTTAATTTATTAAATAAAGCAATAAAAAGCGACGAATGGAAACAGTTCTGGGATTTCTTGAGATTTGGTTTTGATGGGAATCCGTTTGATGATGAAAAACTTATGACAGAACTGGAAATAAACAGGACTAGATTTCAATCTCAAAATATGGACTTAAGTAGTCCAGAAACAGGAGTAATAGGTCGACGTAATAGACCACCTGTTGAAGACATTAATGATTTAAAAACTTCAGTTGAAAAATTAAACGCAGAATGGAAAACAGGAGCAACTGATGGATTGAAAAAATATAAAGAAGGCTTAGGCGATATTTCGACAAGATTAACAACTATGGTTACCAATTCATTTAAGAAAATGGAGGATTCGTTGGTTGATTTCGTGATGACGGGAAAGCTTGCGTTTAAGGATTTAGCGAACAGCATTATTAGAGATATGGTTCGCATTGCTATTCAACAGACAATCATGGCTCCTTTTGGGGATTGGTTTGGTGGTTTGTTTAAGAAAGGTCCAACAACAACAGCGGCAAATGTAAGCGGCAACAGAGCCATGGGTGGACCCGTTGGAGCTGGTAGAAGTTATTTAGTAGGTGAACGTGGTCCTGAATTATTGCGTCTAGGTAGTAAGGGCGGGCATGTCACCCCTAATCATCAATTGGGTAATACTTCCGTCGTTGTTAATGTAGATGCAAAAGGTCAATCACAAGTATCAGGAAATCAAGGACAGGCGGCGGCGTTAGGTCGTGCAATATCGGCGGCGGTAACGTCTGAACTTGTAAAACAAAAACGCCCCGGCGGTTTACTTAGCGCTGCTTAATTATGGCAACCTTTCCCACCTCTCCCGCTGCTAGTTACGGGATTTCGAAAACGTCAAGGCCAAATATCAAAAGAGTACAATTTGCCGATGGCTATGAAGCAAGGTTAAGTTTTGGGATGCATCAAAACGCTAAAACATGGAATCCAACTTGGGACAACATCACAGAAGCAGAATCAGACACTATAGAAACGTTCCTAGATGCAAGAGCCAACGACGCTGACTCCTTTACTTGGACCCCGCCAAACGAATCAAGCTCTGGTAAATATATTTGCAATGATTGGACAAAACAAATCAATGTTGCAGGGTATGCAACTATTACAGCAACATTTGAAGAGGTATTTGAACCATAATGGCTGTCCCTGTTAGCGAGTTACAAAAGGCCAATCCTAGTTCCATTATTGAACTTTTTATTCTTGAGTTTATTCCATCAATTCACGGCGGAATTAGTGACGTTCATAGGTTCCATAATGGGACAAATCAAAACGGAAATAATGACATTATTTTTGGTGGACAAACTTACGTTAAAATTCCAATCATTGCAGATGGCTTTTCCTATAACGGGAAACAACTGCCAAGACCTACTTTAAGGATTAGTAATATTTTAGGAACATTTACTGGGTTTTTGAATTTTTTGCCTATGGGAATGGAAGGGGCAAAAGTCACAAGAAGAAGAACGCTTTTAAGATATTTAGATGCGGCGAATTTCTCAGGTGGTAGTAGTCCTTACACACCAGATTCATCGGCGGTGTTCCCTGATGAAATTTATGTGATTGATCGTAAGTCCATAGAGAATAGAGAAGTGGTTGAGTTTGAATTAGCGACAAAAATAGATGTCATGGGTGTTCGTTTACCTAAAAGGCAAGTGTTACCTAATGAGTTCCCTGGGGTTGGTACTTTCTATTCATGACTTGGAAAGATAAAGCTTTATCTCATGCAAAGGGAGAAGACCCATTTGAATCTTGCGGCTTGTTAGTAGTTATCAAAGGAAAGGAAAAATACTTTGCTTGTAAGAATGTTGCAGACAAACCAAAAGATATGTTCATTATTGATCCAGAGGATTGGGCAAGCGCAGAAGATAAAGGTGAAATAGTCGCGGTTATACATAGCCATCCAACGACATCACCTCAATTATCAGAAGCGGATAAGGTTAGTTGTGAAAAATCAAAACTTACATGGCACGTCGTACAACCAAATTTAGAAGAATGGGTTGAATACAAACCTTGCGGATATAAAGCGCCTTTGATTGGTCGAAAATGGGTGTGGGGCGTTAATGATTGTTGGTCCCTTTGCCGTGATTACTATAAAGAGGAACTAAACATAGATTTAAAAGATTGGGATAGACCTACAAGCTCAGAGGCATTTATTTTAAATCCAATGTTTGATCGTTCATTTGTTGCGACAGGATTTAGGGAATTAAAGCCAGAAGAAGAACTACAAAAAAATGATTTACTATTAATGAGTATTGGATCACCGGGGTTAAATCATATTGGTTTATATCTAGGCGATCAATTAGTTTTGCATCATTTACAAAACCGTTTATCTAGTCGTGATTTATTAGATGAATGGCTATTAAAATGTATGGGAAAGAGGATTCGTTATGACTTTGCGTAGAATAAAATTATACGGCGAATTAGCAAAGTTTGTTGGCGAGCGTGTTTTATATGCTGAAGTAGCAAACGTTGGTCAGGCAATACGCTTTCTATGCGTGAACTTTAAAGGTATTGAAGGACATATGAAAGATCAATATTACAAGGTCAGCGCTGGTGATTGGCAATTAGAAGAAAGTGAGATCCATTACCCAACAGGGCAAAGTGATATTTCTATTGTTCCTATAGTTAGTGGAGCCGGTGGAAATATGGGCAAAGTCCTTTTAGGCGCTGCATTGATTGGGATAGCCATAGCAGCTCCAGGAGCAGGTTTTTTAGCAGGTGGTGGATTTGGTTTTGGGGCGACCACTGCGGGTACTTTTTCAGCGGCAGCTATGGCTGGAAATATTGGTATTGGGTTAGTACTTAGTGGTGTCGCTGGCATGTTGTCACCTGTTCCGACCACTCCTTCATCAGAACAAGATCCACGGCGAAGTTTTAGTTTCAGCGGGATTCAGAATACATCGAGGGCCGGGGTAGCGGTCCCTATTATTTATGGCTCTGAAGTTTTAGTTGGAAGTGTCGTTATTTCAGCGGCAATCGATACCGTACAAGTTGAGGTGCCAGCATGAAAGATTTAGTTATTGGTTCGGGTGGTGGAAAAGGCGGTGGTGGTGGGTCTGGAACACCTACAGAAGCAAAAGACAATCTTGATTCAAAGCAATTCGCGACAGTATTAGACCTGATTGGAGAAGGTGAACTTGAAGGATTGATTTACCCAGATCCTCACTTTGTTAATGCAATTGATGGAGCTGCAAACCCTTGGCATCAATCAATCTTTTTTAACAACACACCACTGCAAAACAGAGATGGGTCATACAACTTTAAAGATGTAATAGTTCATGCTCGTTCAGGCCAATCTAATCAAGCTTCAATTCCTATAAATGAAAACATATCTACTGTTGTTTCTACGGGTTTTAGTGAAGTAAGGAATGATTCTACTCCTAAAGTAATTCAAGTAACTGATACCGATGTTGATGCCGTAAAGGTTACAATTACAGTTCCACAATTACAGATATACAGCGATGAAGGTGACATTGAAGGAACAGAAGTTCAGTTAGAAATTGCAGTTCAATATTCAGGGGGAAGCTATGTCACAAAGGTTTCAGGGACCGACGGACAAATAAAAGGGAGAACAGGTGATTTATATCAACGTGACTATCTAATAAGGCTTGATGGTGCTTTTCCTGTAAATGTAAAAGTTACAAGAATAACAGCAGACTCAACAAGTTCAAAACTTTTTAATGTTATCCAATGGAACGCATACACCTTAATAACTTATGACCAAAGAAACTATAATAATTCTGCGTTAGTCGGGGTAAGGTTAGATGCGGAACAGTTTACAAGTATTCCTACAAGAAAATATTTTGTTAAAGGAATAAAGGTTAAAGTTCCACATAATGCAACGGTGAGAACAAGTGGAGATGGAGTTGGTAGTCTTTCTTATTCTGGTACATTTAACGGGACTTTGGGCGCGGCGGTAAGCACTAATGACCCTGCATGGTGTTTATATGATTTGTTGACTTCTTCAAGATACGGATTAGGTGTAGATCCTTCTACTAATGCAGGTCATTTAGCAGAAAGTGATTTAGATAAATTTTCGTTTTATGCTGTGTCTCAATATTGCAGTGAATTAATAGACGATGGAACAGAAACAGGAAATAAAGAGCCTAGATATTCCTTAAATGTAAATATTCAATCAGCGCAAGAAGCGTACACCGTTATAAATCAAATCTGTTCTGTTTTTAGAGGTATGAGTTTCTGGTCTACTGGGTCAGTTTCATTAACTCAAGATTCACCAAAAGATACAAGTTACTTATTCACAATTGCGAATGTACTTGAGCCAGGTTTTACATACGCAAACAGCAGTCAAAAAACGAGAGCTACCGTTGCAGTCGTTAAATACTTTGATAATGACTTAAGAGATTATCAATATGAAGAAGTAAAAGCAGACCAAGACGTTATAAATAGATATGGGTCAATCGTAAAAAACATTGAAGCTTTTGGCACAACTAGCAGGGGGCAGGCACACCGATTAGGCCGATGGCTTTTATATGAACAGGCTGCTAATGAAACATGTTCTTTCGTTACTTCAATTGAAGCGGGTGTCGTTTGTAGACCTGGCGACGTAATAGAAATTGCTGATGAATTAAAAGGGGGTGAAAGAAGATCAGGTCGTATAAAATCAGCTACTACAACGGCGATTACTGTTGATGATGCGACAGGTTTAACAGTTGGTTCAAATCCAACATTGGCGGTTATTCTTCCAGATGGGTCAGTTGAATCTAAAACAGTTTCTACTATTTCCTCTGGTGTAATTACTGTTTCATCTGCTTTTAGTTCAGCTCCTAATGCTAATTCAATATGGGTTTATCAAACTTCAGATCTTCAAACTTCGAAATGGCGTGTTGTCTCAGTAGAGGAACAAGATGAAACTAATTATGCAATTACTTGTCTTACATATAACGACGGCAAATATTCGCATATAGAAGATGGCATTGCTTTGCCTGTTAGAGATGTTACTAATTTGAATCAAGTGCCAGATTCACCAGTAAGTTTAAATGCAACAGAAGTTATCTATGAAAATACAGGAAGGGCAAAAGTAAAAATAATAGTTACATGGACAAATTCAACTGATAATGTTCTTTTACGTTGGAGATATGAGAATAATAATTGGACCTCTGTTGATGTTAAAAGAGCGAAGCAATATGAGATTCTAGATACTCGCGTTGGTGATTATCAAATAGAGGTTTATAGCGTAAGTGCGTCAGGTCTTCGCTCACCAAATCCAGCACAATTAAAACCATTTAAAGCAATAGGCAAAACAGCACCACCGGGGCAAGTAACGGGAATTAGTTTATTACCTGTAGATGAAGCGACTGCCCTTCTTAAGTGGAATAGGGCAACTGACTTAGACGTTATTTTAGGCGGTAGTGTTTTAATAAGACACAGTAAATTAGCTACAGGTGCGGAATGGAAAGATGGAACGCCCATCGTTGGACCAGTTAGCGGTGATCAAACTAGTATTCATGTCCCTTTATTGGCTGGAACTTATCTTTTAAAGTTTAGAGATGATACAGGTAATGATTCACCAAATCCTTCAAACTGGGACCCTACAAGAACAGAAATTGAAGCACCTACACCTTCAGAAAGAGATGCGGTACATACATTAACTGAACATACTGGAAATGTTCCATTCTTTGGCCCTAAAGTTAATACTATTTATGACGCAACTTTAGGCGGGTTAAGACTAACGGAATCTAATTCAGTCGTAGCTTCAACAGGGCAATACACTTTTAACCAAGCATTTGATTTTGGGCAAATTTATGACGTTAATCTTAAAAAAGATATAAAGACAAGCACATATTCTAATAATGAACTTTGGGATAGCAGAACAGATTTAATTGATACTTGGGGTGTAATTGATGGTACTGGTAATCTAAAACCTGATAAATGTGACGCTGCTTTATATGTAAGAACAACAAATGTAGACCCGAATGATGTAACTGAAGCGGATATGGGCCCTTGGCGTGAGTTTTCTAATGTTCTAGTTCAGGCAAGAGTCTTTCAATTGAAATTAGTTTTAACAAGTGAAGACACAACGCAAAATATAGTTGTAAGTGAATTAGGGGCAACTTTAGAACTACAAGCAAGAACTGAAAGCATATCAACAGCGGTTACGACTGGAACAAGTGCCTACAGCGTTACTTATGCTCATGGCTTTAAAAGTGCGCCAAATGTCGTTATTACGCCAACGAGCCAACAGGCAGGCGATTATTTCACCCTTGCAAATATCACAAGAACAGGTTTTCAAGTAACATTTAAAAATAGTGGATCTAATGTCGCCAGATCATTTTTATGGTCGGCATCTGGTTTCGGTAAGGAGATTACTTAATGAGCAACACACATGACTACGATCTAGGAAATGCCAACGGCGCAACTTTCCGAACTGACTTAAATAATGTTTTAGGAGATATTCAATCTTCTAATTCAGGAGCATCAGCACCCTCTACTACGGTTGCATATAAGCAATGGATCGACACAAGTAACTCAAAAATCAAGATTAGAAACGGTGCTGACAACGCATGGATTGAATTAGGTTCACTAGCGACAAATATGGGTCACGCTCCTTCTGTAAGTCCAACATTTACAGGAACGTTGACAAGTGCCGGGGATATTGTTTGCAATTCTACAAGTCGTTTAAAACTACCAGCGGGAACAACAGCTCAACGGCCATCGTCTCCAGCTCCAGGCGATACAAGATGGAATACAACGTTAGCGCAACAGGAAACTTACACTGGCTCAGCGTGGGAAAGAGTGGGAGGTATCCCATCAGGTTCAGTCGTTTCTATGGCAAGCGAAACAGTACCGACAGGATATTTAGAGTGCAATGGTGCGGCGGTTAGTAGAACAACTTATGCACAACTTTATGCAACTATTGGAACACGATTTGGGGCTGGAAATGCTAGTTCAACCTTCAATCTGCCAGATTTAAGAGGGCGCTTTGTTAGAGGTTGGGATCATGGGGCGGGAACTGATCCTGATGCTTCATCTAGAACTAATTCAGGTGATGGAAATACTGGAGATAAGGTTGGTACTAAACAGGATTCTCAAAATAAAACACATACTCACGCTTACACCGACCCCGTGATTGGTAATTTTCAAGGCTTAACGCATGACAGTAATGGATCAGCAGCAGAGTTCCCTACTACTAACGGCGGGACTAGTGGAGCGCATGGAGGAACAGAAGCAAGACCGATCAACATAAACTTGATGTACGTGATTAAATATTGAGTTTCTTTGCTATTTTTGCGTAGGCTTTAGAATAAGGTTAAGCGTTTGGTTTTGTGATGGGTGTCACGCCTGGTTTGTATTCCCCGAAGATTTATCGACGGGTTGATTGGTCTCAAGAATTTGTCTTACAAGCAAATGGTAATGCCGTTAATTTAAGCAATAGCACTTTGACGGCTCAAGCGTGGAACGAGAACAGGACTAAAAAATATTGTGATATGACTTGCACAATTAGTGACTCAGCAAATGGAAAAGTACAAGTTTCTATGACAGAAACTCAAACAACTATTCTTCCAGACGTTGCTTATTGGGACTTAAAAAAGACAAGCGGCGACATAACTGAATATTGGTTAACAGGGAAACTAAATGTTTTTCAAGGTTACACCTCATGACAACAACTTCTTCGAGTAATTCCATGAACACAGTCACAGTTAACAGCATTGGAACACAAGGTCCAGCAGGTCCCGCTGGTCCCGCTGGTGCCGCTGGTGCTGCTGGTGCCGCTGGTGCAACAGGTGCTGATGGTAAGACCCTATTGAATGGAACGGGTGCGCCTTCTAACGGGTTAGGAGCTAATGGTGATTTCTATATTGATACGACTAACAAAGCAATTTATGGTCCTAAAAATAGCGGGACTTGGGGTTCAGGAACTTCATACTTGCAAGGCGCTCAAGGTGCAACGGGTGCAACGGGTGCAACAGGTGCAGCGGGTCCGACTGGTTCTCAAGGATCAACTGGAGCGACTGGTTCAGCAGGTGCTGACGGAAAAACTTTATTAAATGGATCTGGTGTTCCTGGGTCAGGACTAGGTGTAGATGGTGATTTTTATATTGATACAACAAACAAAAATATTTACGGTCCAAAGGCTAGCGGTGCGTGGGGGAGTGCTACTTCTTACTTGCAAGGACCAACTGGAGCTACTGGTCCTCAAGGTCCACAAGGAAATACTGGTTCACAAGGAGCTACAGGCGCGACGGGAGCAACAGGGCCAGCGGGTCAAGACGGTCAGGATGGTCAGGATGGTCAAGGTATAACCGACGGAGACAAAGGTGATATTTCCGTAAGTAATACAGGAACCGTTTGGACTATTGATAATAATGCTGTTACTAACGTCAAAATTCTTGACGATACAATTGCCGAATCTAAATTAGATATTCATGGAGGAGGGCCAAGCGGAACAAATAAGTTTTTAGGTTATACAGCCAATGGGATGGAGTGGGCAGTACCTCCTGATACTACATATTCGGTTGGTGATAATGGACTTACAAAAAACAATTTTACTGATGCGTTAAAAACAAAGCTCGATGGTATCGCCACAGGCGCAGAAGTAAATGTCCAGAGTGATTGGAACGCTTCAAGCGGTGATGCTCAGATATTAAATAAGCCAACAATTCCAACTAATACAGATACAACTTATGCAATCTCATGTGTTGATGGAGATAATACAGATGAAGAAAAGATTCGTTTAACTGCTGGAGGTGATGGCAGTGGTACGGATGATGTTGTACTTGAGGCAGGTACAGGTCTAAGCGTTGCAAGATCAGGCGATAAGATTACATTCACAAATACTGTTAGTAATACAGATACACAGTTAACAACAGAACAAGTTCAAGACATTATCGGGGCAATGGTTTCTGGTAATACGGAAACTAATATTGCTGTTACTTATGACGATACAAACGGGAAGATAGATTTTGTTTCGACTGATACGAATACAACTTATTCAGTCGGTGATAACGGTTTAACTAAGAATAATTTTACTGATGCTTTAAAGACAAAACTTGACGGAATAGAAGCCAGTTCAACGGCTGATATGACGGGCAGTGAAATCAAATCAGCGTATGAAGGTGAATCAAATACTAACGCATATACGGATGCAGAAAAAACAAAGTTATCAGGAATTGCTACGTCTGCGAATAACTATGCCATATCTTCTGATTTGCTTGATGAAGATAATATGTCAACCAACTCAGCGACTAAAGTTCCATCGCAGCAGTCGGTTAAAGCCTACGTCGATGCAAATAGTTCTGATACAACTTACACAGCCGGAACAGGTCTTCAATTATCTGGGACGCAGTTTTCAGTAACGTCTTTAGCTTTAACAACAGTACAAGAGGCTTCAAGTCAATCAGCTCAATTAGCACTGACAACGCAAGAAGGAGATATTGTTGTTCGTACTGATGAAAACAAAACGTATTGCAGAAATAGTGGATCGGCTGGAACGATGGCAGATTTCACACTGCTTAGAACCCCGACCGATTCAGTACTTAGTGTTAATGGAAATACAGGAGCGATTACATCGGCACAAATAGCAGCAGCGGTTGAGGCGGCTTCAGATTCAAATACTTTTACTGACGCAGATCATTCAAAATTAAACGCTATTGAATCTAACGCGACTGCCGA